AATATGATTTTCTTCTAGCTGATCTCTTTGGTCCAGGGTCTTTTTCAGTTACCGCTGTTTTTAATTTAGAACCTGGATTTTGTCTTCTATAAGCCATGACACCTTTTTGTGTCATACCTGCACCTGATTTAGTAGATCGGTAATTACCTTCGCTTTTTCTTCGAGAAGGCATACCACCGTCTTTTAAAAGAATTGGACTTGTTCCTTTTGATTGTATGCCTACTCTATTCATTTAAACTCCTAGACTGATAAGTTTGGTCCTGAGTATTTATCAGTCAATAAAGTATATGCTGTAACTTTAGTTTTTGTCTTACAGAAAATACCTTTTGGAAATAAAATACCATCTTCAGGAAATGAAAAGTTAACTACATCTCCACTTGGGACATCGCCAATGAATAAAGTGTCTCCTGAATTCGAAGTAGTCGTTAACTCTAGTAAACCTGCACCTGTGCCATCTGATGCAATAATAATTCCTCTCAATCTTATAGGTTGAGCAATTATTGCAGTAGCTCCAGCAGCAGCATCTGATCTAGTAGCTTGTATATCACTTTTATAGCTCATTTATGCTCCTTATTTTGTGGCTCCCGAAGGAGCCACGATTAATTATAATTATGCTACTGTAGCAAGTGGTGAACCAACAAAACTTGCCATCCAAGTTGAGTTAGTACCATCGTCAGATACACATGTAACTCTTACTCTTGATCCAACAACAGTTGCAGCAATTAAAGTTAAAGTGTCTCCTGCGTTGTCAATTGTAGGATTAGCTGCAGCACCGCCAGTTAATTGTAGTGTAGCAAACCAGTTTGATACACCAGCACCTGGTAATACAAGCGTTACACTTTTACCTGCGCCTACAGCAGTTGTTACAATAAAATCGTAAGTTGTTCCAACATTAGCTGTGCTTAATGCAGGCATATTAATAACAATATCATCTGTTCCATTAATTTCAAAAACAGTTCCTGATTGAGCAGTTGTTAAAGTAGTAGTTACAGCAGCTCCAGTGTTTAGAGTTGCGTTGTCAACAGTTGTTCTGAAATTAGGTCTAGTGTCGTACGTAGCTTCAGTTGTAATTGCACCTGTTGTAGTATTTTTTGTTATGGACTGAAAACCGTTTTCCGATCTTACTGGTCCTGAAAAAGTAGTATTTGCCATTTTTAGCTCCTAGTTAAGAATACAGTCCCTAGGGATGTCGACTATACGCGTCTGCATTCATTTTAGTTTTGTATAGTTTTAAAATTATACATAAAAAAAGGGGCGAAGTAAACTCCGCCCCTTTTCAAATAGTTAGGTAATTAAAAATTACGCTGCGCCTGGTGAACCAAAGATTCCTCTAGGGTCAGAGAAGCCGAAGCTGTATCTTTCTCTAGCTTTGAATCTCATGTTGCCAGTGTCAAAATCACCTTCCATTGCAGTTCTTAACGGCGATCTAACAAAGTGTTTTAGACCGTTTGGTGCGTCAGTCATGATGAAGAAAGCATCAGTATCAGTCAAGAAATGATTGATTCTGTAACCTTCTGGGATCATTCCCATATTCATCATAGCGTTCACATCGTTATCTGCAGTTCCTACTCTTAAAGGTGACTTTAAGATTCTCTCAGCAGTAAATTGTAATTCTTTTGGAATTATCAACTTTCTACCTTGAGTAGCGATTTTTAATCCTCTTTCATCAACGAAAGCCGCAATGTCAATTAACGACTGTTCTAATGATGTTTCAGATAAGTCCGCTGCAGTAGCTAACTCGTTTCTGAATGTTCCACCAGTTACTAGTGGGTGTGCATCAGATAATAGAGGTTGTCCGTCACCACCATTAGCAGTGTCGAAACCATTGTTCAAGACAGCAGCAGCTTTCACTTGTTTAGTGTTAGCCATTGATCTTGCCAATGCTCTTGTGTAACGAGCAGCTAATCTGTCGTACAGGTTATCTTCAACAGCTTCTTCAGTAACCGCGAATGCTAAAGCAATAGTTTCATGCGTATATCTTGCTGTGAAACTTTCTTTTGCATCGTCGAATACCACTGCTGCACCTTCGTTTTTAGTTGGTGCAGATCCGAAGCCTGATAACATTACTTCTTCTTCAAAAGCTCTGTCAGAAGACTCTGTAGTAAAGATTTCTGCGTGTTCGTTTTCGTATCTATCGTATTCCAAGCCGAATAAGGCATTCAGACCTGGCTCTAGTTCTTTAACTAGTTGTGCTCGTGATATAGCCATAGTTATTTATCTCCTTATCCGTTACCCGTTAATACCTTCAACTCCACCTTTGTATTGGTGAGCGTTGATTCTAACAAGTACGTTTACGTTTGATGTTGATTGATCACTGTTGTCAGGGTCTTGAGAAATATCAATAGCCTGTAATACAAAAGTAGACGAAGAGTCTGCTGTTGATACATCTAATGCATTTCTTGAACTGCCTGATGCAGTGTCGCCAGATCCAACTGCAATTTTGTAGTTAGCAAATAAGTCAGAATTCGCAAAAGTTTCATCTGCCTTAATTTCATAAACCACATTTGGATCGTCGATTACGTTCGCAATAATATCGTTAGCACTTACAGTACCAGGATAGTAATTTTTGAACGTAGGTTTTTGAGTCGTCGGGTCTGTATAGAAGACACCATTGAAAACTCCAACAACAGGGTTAGTAGTTGCACCTGCAACAATGATAGTACCATTGTCACTTGCAGCAACTAAGTCGCCTTGGAATATTTGAGAACCGTAGTTCTTTAATATTCTGTATCTGTTTTGTGAGTTATTAAACGGTGTTCCACCTAACATTCTCGAAGGTCTTAAACCAAAATTACCGCTTTGATTAGCCATAATTGTTCTCCTTATTTAGTTTGTTAGTTGTTAGTTTAATAACCCCTTGGTAGTCACTAAAAAATTATTTTTTAGTTCCACTTCCGAAGGTTACTCGAGATTGTCTATCAATATTGATAGGCATCTCTGGTCGTTGCTCCTTCATTAGATCATGGTCTACCGCGTCCATCTGACCTTTGGTCTTGGTATTAAAGTATTCTTTACGCGATTCCACAATCTCTTCTGGTATCCTAGCCAACAATAGGCCACCAACCCCAACTACGCCTTCGTGTGTTCCACTGCTGATGACAGGATAATCATTAGGACCAATCTGTTCAATTAACTGATCAGCTCTAACTAATTCCCATCCCTCTCTGAGTTTCTTCGACATGTTTCCAGTGTCTTGATAACCCATTGATTCAGCTCTCAGCCATCTGTGGACAAAACCTTTCGGTGGCGGAGGCGCATCTAGACTTGACGGTGGAGACCAGACCTTTTTTCGAACATCTTTTGCTCTTTGATCTGACTCGCGCGAAACTCTTTTATTTTCTTCACTCATATTTAGCTCCTTTATTTAACATATTTCGCGTATTCTTCAGGTGGCACCCCTAATCTTTTAGCGATTACCAACTGTGACTTGGTGAGTTTCACAGTTCTGCGTCCATTTTGGTTTCTAACAGCAGAAGCAACAGTCTGGACGGGTTTCTTTTGCTCCTGTTTCTCCTCAACTACAGTGCCTGTAGGTTCGGATTTAGCAAACTTCTGAGGGAAATATTCCGCCAGTCGTTTATCTAATTCATTATAGTATGCATCTGTGTCTCCCGCAATACCCTCACCCTTGATTTGCTTATCAATTTCGAGTGCTGCAGTAGTCATGATATTATCATTCATAAACCACTCATTCTTCTCAGCCCAAGCTTTAGCTTTTGGAGAAGCTTGAATTTCAGGAATTTCAGGCTCCTGTGGTTCATTTTTGATTTTTTCAGCTTCTTGTTCACGCATATATTTAGTATTAGCCAGTCTTTCTTTTTCAATACTTAACTGAACAATTCTTTCATTTGCTTTTGCAATAGCTCCTGAATCCCCTGATTCGATCGCTTGTTGTAAAGCTCTTGATGCGTCTACAGAATCTGAATTAATTCTTTTTTCAAATTCAGAAAGATAATTATCTTCAAGTTTTGGAAATCTTCTTTGAAGTTCATCCATTTTTTTCTGAATACCCTTCGCATAAGACAGAGCAGCTTTTTCTCTTCTTTGAGCTTCTCTCCAATTTCTAGTTAAATCATTTATTCTGCTTTTTACATTTTCAGAATATTGATTTAAATCTTGAGGATCATTTTTATCTTCTGATTTTTCTTCCTTAGGTTCTTCTGTTTCTTCCGCATGGACAACTTCTATTTTATCGTCTTTGTGTTGATTAACAGCTGTACCGTCTGGTTCAACTTCATATTTTGGAATAACAGGTTCTTTTGATTCAACCTTTTTTTCTTCAACTTGAACTTCTCTATCTTCGACTCCTGAAGTGTCAAGTTCTACTTCGCTGGTATCTAAACCATATTTATCTTTAACCATCTCTTAGCTCCTTAGTATGTGTGCAGTATATCCTCTGGATTACTGATTTTAGCGATGACTTCATCATCGTTTAAAATACGCACTTCACCGCCATCAATTTTAAAACGGCTTCCTGCATATCGACCGAAGATAATCCAATCACCTTCTTTACACCATGGTTTGCCTCCAAACTTATCTTTGTCTGAATAACAAAGTGGCCCCATTTTAAGAACCAATGCACAAACAGTTGTCATTTGAATTCTTTCATGAGTTACGTCTGAATACACTAACCCACCCTTAGTTTGTTTAGGGCCTGAATATGGAAGAACTAACATTCTCCATCCAGTTGGTTGAGGTAATTTTTCTACGGCTTTTTTATCAATGGAATCGGAATGTAAGTAAAGTTTTTCTACTTCTTCCTTAGTTTTATAAGCATTGAGAAGACTTCCATTTTTAGTCTCCTGCGCCTTCGGCGTTATTATCGTCATGTAGCTCCTGTTTTTTGAACAAGTCCGTTAGGTCTTGTTGCAGATCCTCTATGGATCTGATCTGTCCTATTATATATTGATATTCGTTCCAGTTGTCAACACCAATTACAACTTTCTCTTTAAGTCGTTCAAGCTTAGGAGTTAGAAGTTTCTTCTTGATGTATTTTATTGTTTCAAAATCCATTACTTACGTTTGATTAAATCTGTAGCCTTTAATCCATAAACTGAGGCTATGACTCCTACAAAAATTGTTTGATACCAAAACGGTAATTGTGAGAAATACTCAAAGAATAACTGCATTTTCTCCATGGCACTTGGGTCTTCTGAAAAGACTGCCCAACTTAACATAACAATTGGAGCCGACAATAATAATAAAATAAATTCGTCTTTCCAGTCCGATTGCCTCGCTTCAAGTAATTTTCCCTGGTACTCCGCTTGTCCGTTAGCCATCTTCTCAGCGTGACGCATTTGCGCATCTGCCATTAACATCTTAGTTTTTTGTCTATTCTGATATACGTGAGCTCCCGCTTTCGCTGCTAATTTAAGTGCACTAAACCACATTAATATACTCTCGCTTTTTTAACTCTACCTTTTAATACTTTACCAGATCCTCTAACTAATCCACCATCTCTATATTCAAAATTAAATTTATATGGAGTAACAGGATTTCTTCCACCTGGAGTTACCGATTTTGCTTTTGTGGTGTCTACACAAGGAGGCATAGATCCATCTGGGCAAAGTATTACTTTTGGATCTGGTCCACTGTTTTTAAGATCTTTTGGTGGTTTAAATCCAGTTATTCCTGTAGCTTTTAAATAATCTTCATCGGGACTACCAATTTTTGTATTAAGAGGTCTTCCTTCTGTTCTATAAAAATCTCTGGTGATAGGTAATACTTTTTTATTGGTAAAAACAAATTCTCCTTTAGCTCTTTTAGCTCTTCTTGCATTTTCTATCATCTTCATACCATGTATTGCTAATCCAACTGGAGTGACTGGAGGAATATTTAAAGTGCTTTTAGTAGTCGAAGGTGGTGCTTTAGGAGGTTTGACTGTGCCTCCACCACCTGTGCTTGTAGGACTACTTCCCTTTGCTCCAAATTGATCTGTAAAATCTTTTTCATAACCACCTGATCCACCAGTATCCCCTGGTCCTGGAGCTGATGTAGCGTTACCCATTGCAGCGCTTTGTGCTTGATTAGCAGCATTACCCATATCCATACCACCACCTCTAAGTTTAAGTACTTTGATACCTTGAGATGAAGGGCCTTTTTTAGGTGGAGGGCCAGATTTTTCTCCTAATCCGCCATTTTTCTTTTTTTCAACACCTTTAATCTTGCCTTTATTCATAGATGCGTAAAAAACTTGCTCTCCACGCTTAGATCCGTACTGATCTTTCATAGATTTCATAATTTTTTTACCTTTTTTGTTCAGTGGCACGATCTTTTTCCTGTTCTAATTTTTCTTCTTGTAATTCTACTCTCTTTTTACCTAATTCTTCGTTCAAATTCAACTTGTCTTCGGCTAAAGTTTGTTGTGCACTGAATTTATTCGCCTCAAATTCCATTTTTTGAGCTTCTTCTTGTGCTTTTCGGTTAATATCCATTGCTCGTAGATCTAATTCTCTTTGTTTTAGAGCTAAAAGTGGATCTTGGTTCTGTTGAGCATTGAATTGTTGCTCCATTGCTACTAATTCTTGAACTCTTTGAGCAATTCTTTGTGCAACAGCGTTGTCAAACTCAATAGTAAACGATTCTTCATCAGTAGATTGCAGTTCTGCCATTCTTGGGTCTTGATTAAACATCTGTAATATCTCTTGTTTAACCTGTAATGACACGTGTTCCATTAAATGACCTTGAAGTAATCCATAAATTTGTGGATTTACTTGAACCATTCTCGATGTCATGAACGCCATATGTGCTTGAATGTGTGCTTCATGATCTTGTTGCGGAAATGCTTTTGGTAGTACCATCTGTAAGGCACCTGTATTTTCAATTGCAGGGTCTAAAGGTTTAGGTGGTTCAGGTGGTGGTTTTAAAATACCGCTAATATTTTTTACGCCTAAAGCTTGGTACATTCTTTTGTAAGCTTCATGTATATCATGCATTTGAGGATTGGATTGAGCAAGTTGTAGCTCCGCTTGTGCAACCTGTATTCTTTGTGTCATAGAATAAATATCAGGGTCTGCTACTGGTATTACATCCACTCTATCATCAAAGTCAGCTTGTTTAATAAATCTATTGCCTCCTACAACATCATATGGATATTCTGGTGGTAGATAGTCAGCGAATACTTGGGATAACATCTTAAATTCTTGTCTCATTGCATAGTAACATCTTTTGTGAATTGCAGACATAACTTTCGACCCCCGCTCAAGGATAGCCATTGTAGTTCCAACAGGTGATTGTGCATTCATGTCAGAGACTTTCATATCAGCAATAGATGCAAATCTTCGTCCAGACTCAACACAGAAATTTAACAATTGAAATAAAGTTTGATCTGGGCCTTTAAATGGTAAAAATTGAAATTGATCTTTAATATTTCCACCAGGAGCATCTACGTCTCTAAATTCACCTGGCTGTAAAGGTTCTGCATCATCTCTAATTCTTAAACCTCTAGACTTAAATCCAGCAGGTAGATTAGATAATGTTCCTGCATCTAACAATTGTCTTAGTGCAGAAGTTGCAGTTCTACTTAGTCCACCAATCATATGTATTAAACCAAAACCATAGAACCCAAGTCCTGGTAAAAACTTATAATGCACAAAGAAATTTTTTCTTTGTTTCATCGGATCATTTTCTTTATAGTTTCTAT